GGCTGTGCGTCCATGGCGAGCTGCACGTTATGCGCCACGCCGTCAGGTTGAAGTTGAACGTCCATGGCACCCATAAAGTGGATGCCCGCCCGGGCTTGCAGATCGCGGAGAATTGCGTTTCGAATCATGATATTGCTCCTGTAGTTTACGGGCTGGTTTACTTCGTCATCACGGTGAGTTCATTGACCAAAACAGTACGGTCAATGACAAAATCCGTTTCGATGTAGTTGACCACAGTGGCGCCAGCGGCGGCGGGTTGCATGGTGCCATCGGCCAGCTTGGCAAACGCCATGTCGCCCTTGGTGGCGCCGGCAATCGTGGCCTTGCTGTAGAAGTTGCCGGTACGCATCAGGTCAACCGGGAAGCCTTCGGGAATGACGTTGCCGCTTTCCGCAAGGTAGGTGCCGATTTGGGCGGTTTGCAGACGCGGGACAAAGCCGTCAGGCTTGCCGGTGCCGGTGTTCAGCAGGGTCTTGCCGTCCGCGCTAATCCAAGCGAAGCGGCCGACAGTTACGCCGCCCGCGCCAGCAACAAAGCCGGACTCAGGGGCAACGACGGAAGCCATGGGGTTGACGCTGGCAAAGTCGCCATCAACCGCCGGGGCCGGCGTGGTATTTACAGTTTTCTGAAAGGGCATGATGGGCTCCTATTAAGCTTGACGGAAACGGGCGGCGCCGGGGAACTGCTTGACCGTGGCGGTCGCGGCGTCCTGAGCGATACGCGGGGCTGCGCTAGGGTTCGCCTTGGCAGAGGCAACCTTGAAGAGCGCACGCAACGCGGGGGCACCTTCAACGCCCGCGTGGTCGACCTTCATATGGTCCAGCGCGAAGCCGTAAATTTCGGCAGCACTGTCCATGCCCAGCACGTCACCCACAGTTTCGCGCACTTCGCGGCGTGCGTCTTCAGCGTCCCGCAGTTCGCGCTTGAAGCTGTCCATTGCGGTCTTCAGCTTTTCGTCGTCTTTGTCCTTGTCCATGTCGTCCGGGTCCTCATCGGTTGCCGTGCCAAACAGGCCACAGGCTGCGTTAATCGTTTCGTCGTCGACCTTGCCGGCCAGCAGGGCGCGGAGCTGGTCAACCGGCGAGCCTTCGCCGTCATCCTTGGCAGCGGCGGGCGGCTCAACCGGCTCGGGGCTTTGCTCAACTTCCAAAATGGCGTCGAGAATGCTGTCGAGTTGGTTGGAATCAATCGCCGCGTCGAGCGCCATCAGCTTGGCGGCAACGTCGGGTTTGTCGAATGTTTTGGCGGTCGCGCCCCCCACGATTGCCGGCGTAGCAGAATCTTGCGCCAGAATCGGGTAGGCCGCGCCAAGCGCCACAAACAAGGCTTTGCCCAGCTTGGTCATCTTCATAGCGGTTTCCTTTACGGTGGTTGGGAAGGGGTTACGGTCAGCCACAACAACATCAGCACCAGCGCGGCCAACCTCAACTAACGCTAGGTGATTGCCTCTAATTTCCGTCATGCGCCCGTCGTATTCCGAGCCCTGATAATTCCCGGGCTCCATTACTGGCACATAGCGATAACCGCAAGACAGTTCCTTAATGGTGTCTGTCTCAATACCAGCTATGGCCGTAGCGTCCCAAAAACACAGGTCCGCGTCAAGGTACGGGGAATTAAATTTAATTTCGGAGCCGATGGTGCCAACAACCAAATCGGGCTGCGGCGAGTCGACCGTGACGGGCACGTGTTCGCGGAGAATCGGCAGGCGGGCAAACGTGGCCGCCCCCTTTTCCAGCTCAACCGGGTCGCGGAACATGCGGTAAACCTTGTCCGCGGCAAGCCCGAGACTGTCGTAACCGGGAATTTCGCGGCCGTAATACGGGTTTATTGCCGCCTTGGAAATGTGCGAGCCCTGCACGTGCAAGCGCCCGTCAACGTCAACGTTGCGGGCAGACTTGTCGAGCGCGAAACCTTCGGGGCTTTTCATAATGATTTTGATTATGGAGTAATCGGACGCAAGGGGCAATAATTTATTACCGCCCCGGGGCTCACTTCCACGGAACAAGCGGGTCGTCGTAGTAACTCATGTTTTTCAGTATCCCGCATGACGAAATGATAAACCGTGCGCTGCCCGGCCCCGTGAATTCCGCCATGCACCGTAGGTAGTTGTTCAAGCCGAGAACCTCGTTGCCAGTAACGACAAAGGCGGCAGTTGGCATAACGAAAAGGTCCAAAGCGCGGTCTACCGGCCAATCATTTGAGTTCGTCCCGATGAGGCAACCAATTTCGGCGTTTTTGAAGTCGCCATTCTGAGAGGCGTAGCGGCCCGACAAGCCTACTGCCCTGAGCCCAGTAGGTGCGCCGCCGCCGCCCGACGCTTCGACCTTGATTTTTGCCAACGGCAGGATTGTGTCCCCAGCGACAAGCGCCGGGCTGTTGTCCCATGCAGCATAGAACAGCGTAATTGTGGTGGCGGCACTCACTGAAATATCAATCTGAAGCGCGTTACCTACGCCGTCCGGTGCGGCAACTACCGCCGTCGAGACTGCGCTAATGAGCCCGGCAACAGTGGGGAGTGTGTAGCCGGTGGACCCGTTAAACATCGGGTTGTCGAGCAGGTTCAAGTTGCTGCCGTCAGCCGATGAGTCGTCGATAAAATGCGTTGGCGTCGGCAGCGGGCGGTAGGGGCGAAGCTGGCTGTAATAGTCGGCCAGCACAAGGCCCTGACGGAATGCCCCATAACTGTTCTGGTGAACGTTATCGTAGAGGCAACGGCCAGTTGTTGCCGGGGATTCAAACGCTGCCGTAACGGAATAGTCCGTCACTGCCTCAGCAGTCGGGACAAACCCGTACCCAGTTTGCGCGCTCAGCTTTTTGAGCGCGGCATTCACGCGCAACGCCTTTTGTTGAACGGCGGTTGTCCATAGCGTGTCAGCAATCCTGCGCGGGGGAATCGGCACGATGGTTAATCTGCGGCCGGCATTTTTAATTTTTGTGGCAATGGCGGTAATGTCGGCAATTACCATTGTGGCCGTTCGACCTTCACTCTCCACCATATCATTGATGCCGAGGGCGAGCAGTACGTCATACGCCGGGCACGCCGCGAGCATCAAATCGATGTCATTGTCCGGGCTATAGTTGGGCTGCCCCGGGGCAATGACGCACTGCCAGTGCGCGGCGCCCGGATATTCCGTAATTGTAGAGTCTGTCAAACCGCTTTTCTTTGAGAAGGGCGTTCATCCAAATCGCGTACCCGTTCGCTCTTTCGATCAGCTCGTACCCGAGGTTCAGGCCGAGGTTTTGGGTCGTGTTTTGGTTGGTGGTCGAATCGCCAATCAGCATCAGGCCGTTTTCGTCTTTAGGCGGCCGCACAATCCCCAGCGCCAATGCGTTTTTCAGGAAACCCGCAAGGCCGCTCATTGCTTCACCCACCCGGAAACAGCAGTAACGGCGCCGGCCGTGTAGGTCATCGTCTGCCGATAGGTATCGGTGCCAACAACAACTTGGACGTAGTTCAGCGTCCCGTCACCGTTGTAGTTCAGCGTTTGCGCAAGGGAGTCAAGGTCAATCTACTTCCCGTCCGGTTGAGTCGTAACAATGTCCATAACGCACCCCCTCAGTAATTGGGGCAATTATGGCACGCGCCGTCAAATAGGCAATACCGCCCGCCAAGTGCAACGGCAGTTAATTTCTTCACCCGGCATAATGCGCTTGCCGTCGATCAGGCAACCCTCAGCAATTTTGAACCGCTTGCCGTTCGCGGCCACATGGCTGGGGCGCGGGGTCTTGCCGGCGTGCGAGTGCATCCAAATACCGTCGGTAATCCCGAGCTCCAATTGCCGGGCCTTGTTGACCGTGGCGTTTGCTTTGTTGCTTTGGTCCCGCGCAATCAGTTCGGCTCGGTGCGATGCGGCCGGGTACAGCTCTTTCAAGCTGCGCACCATCGTCTCAAGGTCGCGCCCGGCGCTGTAGCTGCGCATCACCACGCCCTCAACTTGCTTGAGGTATTGCGCCGGGATTGACTTGATGAGCCCTACGTTTTCCGCGAGCGTGGCGTCAAAGGCGTCCTTCATGGCCGGCGTCATGGTGAAGTCGACAGCCCAGCCCGAATCCTTCAGGGCAGCACGAAACGCGCTGTCAGTGGCTTTGAAGCTGTCCCGCACGTACGCCTGAGCAATCAGCGGCGCCCATTCGTCAAACTTGGCTATCCATCGGGCGGCCAGCCCGTCGAGAATCTTGCGCATGCGCTGTGACGGGCTGGCGTCCTGCGCGAGAGCGGCCACACGGGGCGGGGCTTTGCGATAGCCTGCCGTCAACCAATACTCAACGCTGCCGTGCATTTCAGCAATCAGCTTTTGGAGCTGACGCCGATAGCGTGCCTCAAGGCCGCGGTTCGCGTGTACTGCGCGTGCGGTATTAGGCTTTGCGGCCATCGTCGGGCGCGGGCTTGAATAGCTTTTTGCAGTCTTCGGATGCGTGCCAGTCCTTCAGCTTGTCGGCGTTCGCCTTGTCGCGGTCGTCGTCAAGTTTGGCCTGCTTGTCAAGCTGGTCCATTTGTTCCTTGGTCAATGCCATTTCGTTCTCCTATACAACATAACCGTTCCAGCCCTTGCGCACGTAGTCATTAAGCTGGCGCTTGGTTGCGTTGGCACCTGTCACGAATTCCAGCGTTTCGGGATTCAACGCACCCCACACGATGCGAAACGGGAAGTATGCCTTCAGCCGCTTTAATTCGGCTTCCATTTTAGCAAGCGCTTCGTCCATTTCCGTACCCCTAAGCAGTTATTGACACTTTAAGCTTAGGGTAAATTATTTACCGCGTCAACAGCTCATATTTTGCTTGGTCAATCTTGCCCGAGCTGAGCATGCCCTGAGCCACTTTGACCAATTGCTCGCGCAAGGCGAACTTGTCGTATTTCGGCACGTCCGCGATGGTGCCCGGCGCAACTTGGTCAATGCTGCCCTTGTTGTTCATCACCGTAAATTTGACCCGCGGATTGTCTTTGTAATGCTCGGCCAGCTCGCGCAAGGTGTCCGACGCCCCAACGTGCGCGTGCATGAGGGTATCAATCGAAACCGAACGCGTGCGCTTGGCATTGAGGTATAGCGCCGTCTCAATGTCCGCGTTGGTGTAGGCGATACCCACGTCCCCCGCGGTTGCCGCAAGGGCTTGGTCAATGCGGGACTTCGCTGAGCTGGGGCTTGACAGTACGGAGTCGTAAATGAGCCCGTCAGGTTTGGCACCCAGCGCCGCAAGCGCCCCGGGCAGCGTGGTCGACTTGCCCGAACCGCTGCCGCCTGCGGTAAATACCGTCGGGCTGGTATCGCCCGAGTCCGCCTTGTCCTTGAGGGCTTTGGCGTAAATCATTTTCGCAAGGCGTGAGCTGGGTTCATGCACGGCAGCGGCAAGGCCCGGGTCCGCGGCAAAATTCGGGTCCAGTGCCTTCACTGCGTCCGGGTCGATCGTGTTGCCGAACCGCTGCCGATATTCGGCAATCAGCTTGGGGGCGTCCGCGGTCACAGCGTCATGGAACGCCCCTTCAATCGCGCTTTCACGCGGCGACAGGCCGGCGCTGCGCTCATTGCCGTTCGCGTCCTTGTGGGCGCCTACCGCCGGGGCTGCGCTCGCCGCCTCGGCCGCCTGAGCGTGACGCTGCATTTCGGCCAAATGGCGCTGCACGATACCGGCGCGGTTCGATTCGCCCATGGTGTTGGGGCCTTCAGCGAACGCCGCCGCGGAATGCTCGCCAGCCGCGTCAGCATGGGCCGCAAGGGCCGCTTCGTGAGCCTCAGCCGTGTTGGCCTTGTCCGCTTTGGCTGACGCCTTGTTTGCGGCCTGCGATAGCTTTCCCGCTTTCGATGCGCCACCCCCTGAGCCGCTACCGAACTGTCCGTTATCCGCCCGGGGATGCTTGCCCTCTTCCCAGCCGTCTTGCGCCGGGGGCGGGTCGTCGTCTTCGTCCTTATCGGGGTCCGGGTCGTCTTCGCCCGGTTGCGTTGGGGGCACAATTTCAACGCTGGTGTCCAAGCCCTGATAGCCGCTCGCCGGGTCACGCGCAAGCCGCTCGCGCTCTTCGCTCGGGTCGATAACGCCCGCGTTGATATAGGCCGTTGCCGACGTTGCGTTTTTGCTGCGAATTTCAGCCTCTTCGGCTGGCGTCATTTGGTACAGCGGGACAAACTTGAAGCCAATGTCTTCGTCAATTTCGCCGTACAGGGAGAGCTGGACCAGCTTCAGGATTACCTCAAGCGGTGCGCGATAGTGCGCCTCTTGCTGTGCCGTAATCCAATCGTAGAACGTGCGAATTTCGCCCTCACTGGACGCGTTGAGGCCGCTCGGGGAAATGCCAGTAAGCACGATTGCCGGCATGCGCGATACGCTGCACATTTGCTCTTGCGATTGCGCCTGTAGTTCATGCAGGCCGCCCAAAGGCGTATTGATTTGGACAAGTTCCTCACGTTCCTTGTCGAGCAGCATCAGGCCCTTATTGCTTCGCCCCGTGGTGAACAGCGCGGCGCGAGCAAACAAATCCGTACCGTCGTCAGCCCCCGAAAGAACTTGGTCCATGGACGTGGCCAGCGCCGTAATGGAAAAGTTGTTGATGAGGTCACTCACACTTTGGCGCGTGCGTAGCCAGTTGTCGACGTACGGCTCAGCGAGTTGGCTCAGGGACATACCGCCGAAGTTGAAGGCCGGCTTGAGCATGTCGGGAAGCTCACGCGTAACGATGGTGAGCATGCGGCTGGCGTGTACCTCTTGCCCCAGCATGTACCACTTCGTTGGGCGGTAAAAATCCGGCGCCGCGGGGTCGAGTGAGTTGTACATGCTCGGGGTGGTCCACATGGGTTCGATAGGCACCACGCGTACCAAGCTACCCTTTGCCACGGTCTTGTTGCTCAGGACCAGCGGCATATTTCGCTCATGCCCCTTGAGTTCGACGAAGAGCTGAGCCCGCCCAAAATAGCAATCGTGCTCGGCGGCTTTCTGGAATACCCCGCGAACGTTGAGGCGCTTTAGCTCGGCCTCAATTTCCGGTAGCTTGGTCGACGCCTCGCCGTCTTCGCTGGCGCTGGTCAGCTCAATCCATTCCCG